CCGCGATAAATATAAAAGTGCGCTCGGATCGAGCGTTCAGGCATCAACGTAAATCATTAGATTATGCGTAGCCTGAGAAGCCCCAACCGCTGGTTGGGGTATATCACAAAATAGTTTGGAGATAAATATGGCTAAGAATAAAAAAGCAGCAAACAAGTTAGAAGATGTTGATGCTATTATAAGTGCTTTAAATAAAAAAATAGGTATCCCAATAGCAGGCAGATTAAAAGATTTTGATTTGTCTTATAATGTTATGCCTACAGGGTGTCTTGCTGTAGATTTAGCTACAGGTATAGGTGGTTTAGCTACTGGAAGAATGTATGAAGTTTTTGGAAATTTTTCTGCCGGCAAAACAACACTAGCTATAAGCGCTATTAGATATTCTCAAAACAATGATCGTTTATCTTTATTTTGTGACGCAGAGTGTGCTGCAGAAGATTCTTTGTTTAAAGGTATGTGTATTGATATAGATAAACTAATTTATCAAAGACACTCTATAGGAGAAGTATTGTTAGAAGGTACTGAATCTTTAATTAGATCTAACATGCTTTCTATTGCTGTTATAGATAGTTTAGCTACACTGTTGCCTGAGATAGAAGATGAAAAAGAATTAGCAGACAATTCAAAAATAGCGGCTAGGGCTGTTCTTGTAGGTAGATTTTTACAAAAAATTAATGTAGTATTAAGAGAAACAAATACTGTATTAACTCTTATTAACCAAGAACGTGTAGATATTAAAGCAAGTCAACTGTCTTATGGTGGTCCAGTTATGAAAACTACAGGAGGGCAAGCAGTACAATACTTTCCTTCGTGTAAGATTAAATTATTTCATTCTCAAGCAAAGTCAAGTATTATATCTGACTGTAATGGAAAAATTATAGGACAGAAAGTAAAAGTATCCATAGTTAAAAACAGGCTTGCTTCACCAAGCGCTTCACTTGAAACAAATCTAATATATGGAAAAGGGTTTGATATTGTTAGAGATTTAATTACTGTAGCAATAGATATAGGAATTATAGAAACCAGAGGATCATGGTGTTATTATAATGGAAAATCTATAACACAGGGTGTAGATAAGTTACGTGTATTATTAATGGAAACACCTGATTTACTTAATACAATTTTAGATGAAGTTTTCTTTTTGTTTGGTATACATGATCACAGTTACTCTAAGGTAATTGAAGAGTTCCTAAATCCAGCGCACGGTGAAGTAGTCAACGAAGTACAAGTGTGTGATAAAGAAGAAAGTAAAGTTAATGAGTAATTTTGAAGATAAAATGTTTGAATGTTTAAAGGATGTTTTTCCTTACTATAGAATAGAAAAACAATTTTATATTAATGTAGAAAACAATAAATATTTTTTTGATTTTTATATAAAAGAATTAAATATTTTAATAGAGTGTCACGGAGATCAGCATTTAAAATTTATTAAACATTATCACGGAGATATGATTGGTTTTAATAAACAAAAAATGAGAGATAAAGCAAAAGAAGACTATGCTTATAAAAATAATTATATATTAGTTAAATTTTTTTATAATGAACTAAACAAATTAACATTAGATTACGTTAAGGATAAAATATATGGGACTACTATTAGTTAAAGATTGTATTAGTTTTGTTCCATTGAAAGACGGAACAATTAATGGAGATGAAAGATTTTGTGATTTATCCTTTAAGTGTAAACAAACCGGAATGATTTCAAAATATGTAGAAGTTACACACCCAGACGGAAACGTTGAGTATGATTTCCTTTGTACTGGATGTAAAGTAAAAAACAATGATGACTTAGAGTTTGATAAAGCTGTGTAGCTAATTTATGGCTAAATATATATTTAATCCGTTTACTAAAAACCTTGATTTATTAGGGGTTTCTTCTTCATACTCAAAATTACTATTGGATAAGTGGGTTGATGCTACTAGAGAATTGCATCCTACTTTTGATAAGGTTGGGTATAATACTCAGAGAGAAAGGGTTGAATTTTATATGAAGGATGTAGATAAATGGTATTATATGTGGCAAGCAGAAATAGATTCTGGATATATTCCGGTAACATTTAACGATAGTTTTGAAAAATAGGTGAAAGAGTTTAGTGAGGAAATACAGTGGATGTATCCAAAGTTATAGAAAAAACACTTAGTAAAACAATGATAGGAAAAATTAACCCAAACAACGAAGCTATAGTGTCTGCTTTATCTTTTAATGTTAGAGACTTAGATACTATACCGGTTACAGAAATCACAAAGATGATAGTTGTGTTATCACAGTATATAATTTATATGACTTTAGAAATAAATAAACTTAGAATAAGGAAATCAATTTTAGAGAGAGATATAGCAGTGGATGTTGCTACGTTTATTGCTGTAAGTGGTATTGTAAAAGGAACTAAGTTTGAAAAAAAAGCACTAGCTATAGGATCTTCTACAAAATTAGCTGAAAAAGAAGACTGTTTACAAGAAATTAATATAGAATTTACGTTATTAGAAGGTATTGATAAGTATATAGAGTTTTATGTTAATGCTTTAAAGAAAGAATTATCTAGACGAGATAGAGAGTTTGATTTTAAATCAAGATAGACTTTATAAAAGGTATACTTATGAATAAAGCTGTAACAGATATAACAATTGAACGAATAATACTAGCTAATATTATTAATTCTTATGATAATTTTATTAATGTGTTATCTTATGTAACTGAGGAAGATTTTTTTATACCATTTAATAAGTTGTTGTTTAGGGTTTGTTTTGGTATATATAAACATGAAGTTGAATCAATAGACAAGTTAACATTAGTTAGTGATATTCTAAGTATGGCTGCATCTAAAAATAGAGATACTGTAGTTAAACAATGTGAAGAAAATAATATTGTCAGTGTTTCTAATATTAATTTACAAGTAGATTCATTATACAACATAGCTAATTCTTTTGATTTTTCTAATATAAAACTTTATTTAGAAAAACTTATGAACATTAGTAAAAAGAATAGTCTGTTAGATTATTTAAACAGTAAAACAAAAAATATAGAAGAAGTTATAATAAATCATGATATTAAATCAATAGATTTAGTAAATAATGTAGAATTAGGTATATTAGATTTAATGCAACAAGATAATACTGGTGATGATCCAGAAGATATTTTCTTAAATATGGATTCATATGTAGAAAAAATATTAGCTAATAAGGTTGATATGGTTGGTTTGTCTACAGGTTTTACTATCTTAGACGATAGAATAGATGGTTTAGTTAATGGAACACTTAATGTAATAGCTGCATATAAAAAAGGTGGGAAGAGTTGTTGTTGTATGAATATAGCTTTACATGTAGCTTTTAAATTAGGTATACCTATCTTGTATATAGATACTGAGATGTCAACAGATCAAAACTATCCTCGTATACTGTCAAGACTTACAAAAATTCCAGAAAAGAGAATTAAAAGAGGTAATCTTAGCGATAAAGAAAAAGAGGTAGTAACTATTGCATCTAAAGTTTTAAAAGATAAAGGTAAATATTATCATAAGTATATGCCTGGTTTTACTTTAGATGCTGTTATTGCATTAATAAGAAAGTATCACAGCAAATATGGTATTGGATTAGTTATATTTGATTATATTAAGTCAGGATCAAAGGAAGATTTTTCAAATATTAAGGAATATCAACTTCTTGGAAATACAACAATAGCTTTAAAAGATATTTCTGGTATATTAGATATACCTATACTTACTGCAGTTCAGAGAGGTCGTGGTGGTGACATAGCAGACTCTGATCGTATAGCAAGGTACGCTGATGTTGTTGTTATTCTTGAAGAAAAAATAAAAGAAGAAATTGAATCTCTTGGTTTTTCTGGTGGATTGCATAAATTTGTTGTTAAATATTCAAGGCGAGGTGGTGAAACACCTATAGAAGGTATTGGTGTTCATTTTAAAAAATCTATTATGCATATGCAAGAGTCAGAAACACAGTTAATAGATTATAAAGAATATGAAGTTTCAGAAGAGGATCTTGACGACATTAAAGACAGTATAGTTAAAAGCAGCGAACAAGAAAAAAGTAAGAGTAAAATATCTGAAGTAGCTAAATTATGGTAGATTATAATAGTTTATCGTCAATTGTTGGGGGTATAGGGCATAGTAGAGTCCTTGGGTGGTTAGGTTTTTCTAACATAATTAGTGATGGATCTTCTATAAGATGTCCATGTATTGTTC